CAAATATCCTTCGTAACAAGCGGGAGCCTTAAGGCTGAAAATAATAACCACGAAGAAAAAATCCATGTAGAAGGAAGCCCGATTAATATTTCAAGAAGCAAATCAATCTACAAGTGCACGTCTCTTGAAGACAACACAACCGCAATAAGTTTATATCCAAAGAAAAATATTATTTACAACAGAGAATTATACAAATTTGAAACTGGTCAATCTTTTACTTTCCCGCTAAACCAAAAAGAAACTTATTTTTTCGTCGCTAAAGGCGTTGTTTCTATTAATGGGAATGAAAGAGGTCCGTTTCATATGTTAAAGTTTTCAGCTGGCGAAACATTGAATCTAACATGTTCTGATGCATCATATGTGATTCGTATTTGGGAATAGTAATTTATGGATTATTATGATTGTGTGATTTTGTCTGGTGCGAATCGGTTATTCAACCCACACAAAGATTTGATCGCATTGAGAAAGTATGACGAGGCTTTTAGTTTTTTCAGAAATCTTGGACCAACTAGACTTAGAACGTTTCTTGAGTCAAGAGGATATTCGGTAAGAGCGGTAGATTTTTGTGATTTCTATAGTAGAGAAACTATATTTTCAATATTGAATTCTCTTGTCAATAAAAAAACTAAAATATTGGGATTGTCCACTGTATATCTTCCGCAATCATTCTGGGACCAATATTCTGATATTTTTCTGCAAATAAAATTCAAGTTTCCAAATTTAAAGATAGTTCTTGGTGGACAATCTTCTATATTACCATTAGAATCAAACTATATTGATTTTTGTATTGCAGGTTACGCCGAAAATGCACTGTTAGCGTATCTTGATTATATCAACGAAAAAACTAACAGCATAAAAATGTCAGGCGTAAATATAATCGATGGAAATGTTGATTATCCATACGAATCATCAAACCTATTAAACATTTGGAAGCCAGAAGATTATATACAGCATTATGAGGCTTTACCAACTGAAGCTTCAAGAGGTTGTATATTTAAGTGTGCTTTTTGTAATTTCCCGATGAAAGGGAAAAAGAAACTAGACTATATAAGAAATTTTGACAACTTCAAAGAAGAACTTCTTAGGAACTATGAACTGTATGGAGTAACCAACTACGTTTTTGCGGACGACACCTTCAATGATTCTACGCAAAAACTAGAACAAATAGCAAAATTGATTTCTTCTCTTCCATTCCAACTAAAATGGTCTGGATATGTGAAACCTGAATTGTTGTGTACATTCCCTGAACAAATAGATTTATTAATTGAAACTGGTTTGCTGGCGCCAAATTTTGGCATAGAAAGTTTCAATTATAAAACTAGAATGGCAGTAAAAAAGATGGGGGATATTAATAGGGTTCTTGATAAATTGAGAGAACTGAAAGAAAAAAGTAATAATACAATATACAACGGAATCAATATGATCGTTGGGTTACCACATGAAACCGTTGATAGCTGTTATCAAAGCCAAGAATACATTATCAATTGTGATTTTATTGATGGGGCTTCTTGGTTTCCGCTGGCAATATCAGATAAAACAACAACACCCAAAAGAAAATTGAGTCCAATAGATATTGACCCAGAAATGTATGGATACAAAACGAGGTTCAACAAACTAAACGGTACAATGTTTTGGAAAAACGAACATATGAACTTTTCCCAAGCAATCGATATAGCAAACAAATACAAGCTCGAGAGCTCTAATAAAAAATTTGTTCACTCTTTTCTCGTCCCAGGAGCACAAAATGTTGGGTTTGATATGACAGATAAAAAGTACATAGGGAAACTGAAAGTTACAGATGTTGATTATCTTGAGATGACGAACAACATGAAAACAATCATTGATGGTTACTTGAAACGCATATTAAGCAGATAATATAAATAATTAAAAATCTATAGGTGTATCCATGGCAGTTCCTACTACAAGAGCAGAATTCAAAGAATATTGCCTACGCAAGCTAGGCAAACCAGTCATCGAAATCAACGTTGATGATGACCAAGTAGAAGATCGTATTGATGAAGCAATTAAATATTATTGGGACTATCACTTTGATGGTTCTGAAAAGATTTATTACAAGCATCAAATTACTGACACAGACAAAGCGAACAAATACATTACGCTGCCAGAAAATATTATCGGAGCGGTTTCAATATTTCCAGTTTCAGATCCATCAATTGGTTCGCAAGACTTGTTCAATATCCGTTATCAAATTGCCTTGAACGACCTTTACACTCTTACCTCTATTTCAATGGTACCATACTACATGGTAATGACTCATCTTGGAGTTATTTCTGAGATGCTTGTCGGTAAACAAATGATCCGTTATACAAGACACAGAGATCGTCTTTATATTGATATTGACTGGGATAAAGTAAGCACAGGGGAATACTTCCTTGTTGAAGCCTATGAAGTTATTGACCCAGCAGAATATACTGATGCGTGGGGCGATCGCTGGTTGTTAAGATACGCAACTGCTTTGATCAAAAAACAATGGGGAGTAAATCTAACCAAATTCATTGGTCTTCAACTTCCAGGCGGCGTTCAATTCAACGGCGAAAAAATCTACAATGATGCTGTTGAAGAGATCGAGAAGATGGAACAAGAAATGATCAATAGCTACTCAATGCCAGTTATGGATATGATCAACTAATGGCAACTTCTGTATATTTTAATAATTTCCAATCGAGCGGCGAACAAGGTCTAATAGAAGATCTTGTGATTGAATCAATCCGCATATACGGTCATGATGTTTACTATCTTCCAAGAACTCTCTCAAACTTAGATGAAATTTTAGGCAAATCACCTGTTGCTGAATTTAACGACAGTTACTTCCTTGAAATGTATATTAAGAACGTTGAGGGATTTGCTGGCGACGGCGACTTTATGTCCAAGTTCAACTTGCAAATCAGAGACCAAATAACATTTACAGTTGCTAGAAGAACATTTAGCGGCGAAGTAACTCAGTATGATGCTTCTATTGTAAGACCAAGAGAAGGCGACATCATTTACTTTCCGCTTAACAAAAAATTATTTCAAATAAAATTCATAGAACACGAGCCTGTTTTTTATCAAATGGGCGCTCTACAAATGTATGACATTCAATGTGAACTGTTCGAGTATTCAGGCGAAAGATTTAACACTGGTATAACTGATATTGATATTATTGAAAGAGATTTTTCTCTTGATATGACTAGTTACTCAATCAAAACTTCTGATGGTAAAATACTCACAGACTTTGATGGTTTCCCAATCGTTCAATCTGGTTATGATATAGACACCCAAGCTGGGGATATTTTTGCTGACAACAGCGAAATCCAAACAGAGGGTAATGATTTTATAGACTTTTCTGAGAAAGATCCATTCTCAGAGGGAGGAACATATTAATGTTCAATCAAACTTGGTATTATGGTACCATCAGAAAATACATTATACTGTTTGGCACTCTGTTCAACGACGTTTACATCAACAGAACAAATGCTGATGGCGAAACAGTCCAGACACTAAAGATTCCTTTGACATATGCGCCAAAAGAAAAAATGTTGTCAAGGTTGCAAGGCGATCCAAACCTAAATCGTCCAGTAGCTATGCAGCTACCAATTATGTCATTTGAAATAACTGGAATGGAATATGATTCAACTAGAAAGTTGAACACAGTCAATAGATTTGCATCAGTTACATCTTCTTCTAAAGATTTACAAAAATATCAGTATAATCCAGTGCCATATAACATATTTCTTAATTTGAATATTATGGTAAAGAACGCCGAAGATGGTAATAGAATCCTAGAGCAAATACTCCCTTTCTTCACACCAGAGTGGACAACAACTTTAAATCTTGTTCCAGAACTTGATATTAAGTACGATATCCCAGTCATTCTTGATGCTGTTGAAATGCAAGATCTTTATGAAGGCAATTTCATAGAAAGAAAAACTCTTATTTGGAACTTGAGCTTTGTTCTAAAGGGTTACATTTTTGGTCCAGTCAAGAAGCAAAAAGTCATCAAGATTGCTACAACAAACATCAAAATACCAACCACAAATACAATCGCGGAAGGTATTGGAAATACAGCAACTCTAGAATATGTAACAATAAAACCAGGTTTATTGGCTAATGGTTCACCAACATCAAATTCTTCGTTGAGCGTTTCTATTGACGAGATAACAGTTGACGATGATTACGGATTTATAATCCAATTTGAAGAGGCTTAATATGGATAATGATAAATTACAAAGAGCTCTTGATCTTGTTCCAATTGGAAATGATATCGTAGCCTCTGTTCCTTCTCAAGCAGAAGAAGATTTTGATGTTGCAAGAGCAAATCTACACGGTATATTAATGAACGGTCAAGAAGCACTAAACCGAATGGTTGAGATCGCTGATCAATCTCAACATCCAAGAGCATTTGAGGTTGTTGCAACCCTTATAAATTCATTGACCCAAGCAAACAAAGACCTTTTGGAATTGAGTAAAAAGAAAAAAGATATTCTTGGACAGACAGAAGAAACAAAAAACGTAACAAACAATCTTTTTGTCGGTTCTACAGCTGAATTACAGAAAATGTTAAAAGATATGAAGTCAGAAGAGTAATGTCAGAAACCTATCTCGGCAATCCGAATCTAAAAAGAGCAAACGTACCTATACAATGGAGTCCACTTGAGCTATCTGAATATGTCAAGTGTTCCAAAGATCCAATTTACTTTATCAAAAACTACTGCAAAATTGTAAACGTCGATAAAGGTCTTGTGCACTTCCAACTTTGGGAGTTCCAAGAGGAAATGGTCCTTGCCTTCGAGGCAAATAGATACGTAATTTGTAAAATGCCTCGTCAGGTTGGTAAAACAACCACTGTGGCAGCTTACATGCTTTGGAAAATTCTTTTCACCGAGAACTTCAACGTAGCAATTCTAGCCAACAAGATGATGCAAGCGAGAGAAATCCTTTCTCGCATTCAGTTGATGTTCGAATATCTCCCAAAATACATGCAAATGGGCGTCAAAGAGTGGAACAAAGGTAATATTGAGCTTGAAAATGGCTCAAAGATCCTTGCAGCTGCTACTTCTTCGTCTGCTGTTCGTGGTGGATCGTTCAACCTCATCTATCTTGACGAGTTTGCCTTCGTTCCTTCAAATATTCAGGAAGAATTCTTCGCATCAGTGTATCCAACGATTTCATCTGGTAAATCTTCCAAGGTTTTGATCACATCAACGCCAAATGGTCTAAATTTGTTCTACAAAATTTGGGTAGACTCTGAAGAAGGACGAAATAACTACGCCAGAGTCGATGTACACTGGTCAAATGTTCCTGGCAGAGATGAAAAATGGAAAGAAGAACAAGTCAGAAACACTTCTGAGGATCAATTTAGAGTTGAGTTTGAATGTGAGTTCCTTGGATCGTCAAATACACTGATTCATCCTTCGAAACTTCGAGCTTTGGTATTTCATACACCAATATTGTCTCAAGATAATCTTAAGATCTATCATCAACCATCACAGAATGAATTATATACTATTGTGGTTGACACGTCAAGGGGTAATGGTGGTGATTACTCGGCTTTTGTGGTATTTAAATCAAAACCGCCATATCAAGTATGTGCTGTTTATAAAAACAATATGATTTCGCCTCTACTCTACCCAAACATCATTTATGCTGCAGCCACTCACTATAATAATGCAATGGTGCTTGTTGAAACTAATGACATTGGACAACAGGTTGCAGATATTCTTCACCATGATCTAGAATATGAGTTTATTTTATTTACAACTAATAACGGACGAGACGGACAAACCCTCAGTGGAGGATTTAACGGTTCTCTTCATTTCGGCGTGCGCACAACAAAACAAGTGAAAAGAATTGGTTGTGCTAATTTGAAAACTCTTGTAGAAAAAGACCAATTGATATTGAATGATTATGACGCAATACAAGAGTTGTCAAGATTTTCTCAAAAGGGAAACTCTTATGAAGCTGAAGAAGGTCATGATGATCTAGTAATGTGTTGTGTGTTGTTTGCTTGGCTTACAGCACAACCTTATTTTAAGGAAGTAACAGATAGCGATATAAGAAAAGTGTTATATGAAGAAAATCAAAAAATGATTGATGATGAGGTTCTCCCATTCGGTATATACGATGATGGTATTGAGGATGAACCTAAGCCTTGGACTGTCTCCTTTTAGTCAAGCCTCTTAAAATAATAAATACAATTAAATCGGTTAACCCTACATCAAGGAGATAACAAATGGCGTTTCAATTAAGCCCAGGAGTAAATGTAACAGAAATTGATTTGACTACGGTCGTTCCAGCCGTATCAACATCAACTGGTGCAGTTGCTGGCGTATTTTTATGGGGTCCAGTAGATCAAGCCACCCTAATCGACTCAGAAATTACTCTTACAAGAAGATTTGGCAAGCCATCAAGCCATAATGCTGAAACATGGTTTACTGCTGCAAATTTCTTGGGATACGGAAATTCTCTTTACGTTTCAAGAGCAGCTAACACAACCGCAAACCTATCATCAGTATCAACTACAGATAGCCCAAATAGCGTTTTCAATGCTATCGCAACAACTGATTCTGCACTAATCGGAAATACAGTTGAATTGTCATCTTATGTTGCTAAGAACGAAACACATTTCGCTGCTCAAACATATCCTTCACTAGCAACTGGTGGCGTTGTGTTTATTGCACGTTTCCCAGGATCTCTCGGCAACTCACTAAAAGTTTCTGTTTGCGATTCTGCTAATGCATACACATCAACATTCTCAGGATTGACTTCAGTCAACATCGGCGTTGGTTCAAACACTGCAAACCTAAACTTCGGTGGTTCTGGTGCAGCAACTGGTAACGCTGCATTGATCACAGTTGGTGACTATTTTGAGTTCGGCAACACAACAATTGGTAAGCAAACACTAAAGGTTACTGCAAAAACAACCGATGGTGCAAACGTAAAGTTGGACTTTGCTGATCCATACGTTTTGAGCACAGCAATTTCTTCTGGTACCTCAATCACCAGATATTGGGAGTTCTACGACGTTGTTGATGCAGCTCCAGGTATTTCAGAATACGTCCAAAGCTTCGGTAATACATCAGCAATCGACGAAGTTCACGTTGTTGTTACCGACGAAGATGGTAAGTTTACTGGCGTTCCAGGAACTGTTCTAGAAGCTTACAAAAATCTTTCAAGAGCAACCGACGCAAAAACAAAAGACGGTGCTGCGAATTACTACAGAACAGTAATTAACGATACATCAAATTATGTTTACAATATCAATGATCGTTCAAACTCTTCTTCTGCAAATGCTGCAACAATTGCAAGCTCAACCAACTACGTTCCACAAACACTTTCCTTTGTTCTAGGACAAGATGGTGATGCCGAAGACGCTGTTGCAATCAGCACTCTAACAGCAGCATACGATAAGTTTGCTTCTGCCGAAGAAATCGACATTTCACTAGTTCTACAAGGTAAAGCTCGTGGATCAGGTGGTGGTGCACAACTTGCTGCTTACCTAATCGACAATATCGCAGAAAGTCGCAAGGATTGCGTTGTGTTCGCTTCACCAGATAGAGCAGACGTTGTAAATGGTTCTGGCGATCAAGCAGCTGACGTGGTTGCATTCAGAAATGCAATCAATCGCTCAACCTCTTACGCAGTACTCGACAGCGGTTATAAGTATCAATACGATAAGTACAACGACGTATATCGCTATATCCCACTAAATGGTGACATTGCTGGTCTTTGCGCTCGTACAGACCAAACAAATGATCCATGGTATTCTCCAGGTGGATTCAATCGCGGTCAAATCAAGAATATCGTCAAACTTGCTTGGAACCCAAACAAAACTGAACGTGATCTACTCTATAAGAATGGGGTCAACCCAGTCGTAACATTCCCAGGTCAAGGAACTGTGTTGTTCGGCGATAAGACACTTCTCTCAAAGCCAAGTGCTTTCGATAGAATCAACGTTCGCCGTCTCTTCATCGTCCTCGAAAAGGCAATTGCTACAGCTGCTAAGTTTACTCTCTTCGAGTTCAACGATGAGTTCACAAGAGCACAATTCAGAGGTCTTGTCGAACCATTCCTTCGTGACGTTCAAGGTCGTCGTGGTATCTTTGACTTCCGTGTTATCTGTGACTCAACAAATAACACTGGCGAAGTTATTGATCGCAACGAGTTTGTCGGCGACATCTACATTAAGCCAGCTAGAAGCATCAACTTCATCCAGTTGAACTTCGTTGCAGTCAGAACTGGTGTTGAGTTTGATGAAATCATTGGTAATTTCTAATAAATAATTAATAATACCAGAGGAGAATTCAGATGGCTTTTAATGTCAACCAATTTAGAGGAGCGATGGTCAATGGTGGAGCCAGACCAACGCTCTTCCAAGCTACAATCTTAGGACTTGGAACTGATACACGCTTCATGATTCAAGCTGCGCAAATTCCAGCTTCAACAGTTGGTGTTGTTGAAGTCCCATACTTCGGAAGAAAGGTTCGCCTTGCTGGTGACAGAACTTTCGAAGATTGGCAAGTAACTGTTATCAATGATGAAAATTTTATGGTCCGTAACGCATTGGAAGATTGGCACCAAACAATCAACCAAAACATCGGCAATCTTCGTATTTCCTCCGTTCCAGAGTCATACAAGAAGAATGCTATCGTTACACAATATGGACAAGCTGGCGAAGAAATCGCTCAATATGAGTTCGTTGGAATGTTCCCAGTTTCAATCGGCGCAATCGGTCTAGATTGGAACGCAACCGATCAGGTGGAAACATTCGACGTGACATTTACGTTCGATTACTGGCTAAAGAACCAATAATCGACAAATAAATATCAATGAGCCTTCTTTGTTATTCGCGCTTTATAGGAGGCTAGGCGAAAGTTTAGCCTCCTTACTTTTAGGAAATTAAATGGCAGAATTATTTGGATTTGAAATTAAAAGGAAAGTTTCTGAAAGAAGCGAGTTACCATCATTTGCACCACCAATGGAAGACGATGGTGCGATGGTCGTTGCAGCTGGTGGTGTTTATGGAACATACGTTGATCTAGACGGTACAATTAGATCTGAAGCTGAACTTGTTACTCGTTACAGAGATATGTCTTTGCATCCGGAAGTTGATTCCGCAATTGACGACATCGTCAATGATGCTATCGTTATTGATGACGAAGAAAAAACTGTCTCAATTATTCTTGATGAAATGGAACAACCAGACAACATCAAGCAACTAATTACCAATGAGTTTGACAATATTCTAACTATGTTGGAATTCAATTCTTATGCTTACGAAATATTCCGTAAGTGGTATGTTGATGGTAGATTATACTACCATGTTATTGTTGATGAAAAAGCTCCATTTGAAGGTATTAAAGAATTACGTTACATTGACCCACGCAAAATTCGTAAGGTCAAAGAAGTAACCAAAAAGAAAATGAAGAATGATGTAACTGTTCAGCAAACTAATGCTGAATATTACATTTACAATGATAAAGGATTTAGCAATAAGTCTCCAGGAACAGCCTCCTATGCTGCAACTGGTGGTTCTTTAAGAATTTCTAAGGACTCAATTGCTCACGTTACTTCAGG